CACTTACAACTAAAAAACTTTTTTCACTTTTTTTCACATTAGGGCTTGCAAAAGGAACGGATCCGTCCCATTATGCATCCCTAGTCAGAAACAACCAACAACCAACAACCAACAACCAACACCAAAACATTATGAGCAATTACTATCACGACGCCCAACAAGAGCACAACGACCACGTCATGTTTGCCCGCGAGGATTACATACGGGAGGCATACGGATCCTCAGAGATCGACGGAGACGCCGAAGCCGCAATCGAAGATGCAAGATGGGAAGCAAACTGGGCATCATTATCGCCAGAAGAGAAAGCCGCAATCGAAGCCAAGACTCTCAAAGCCGAACTCGAAGAGGCGAAAGCGTGGCAAGCAATGATCGACGACAACAAGAAAAACGAAGAGCTCGGGATCCCGTTTTAATCAAACCAAGCCCAACACCCTGACCCGTAAAAAGGTCGGGGTTTTTGGGTGCAAACCAGAAACCAACATTATGAACAAAACAACAATCACAACAATCACCGTCAACGGATGGAACATCACAGCGGAGCCATACAGCGACCCTTGCGTATTGGTCGACATCGAGAGCCCGTGCGGCAACTACGGCGGAAGCATTGCTCTCGTCGAAGACACAGGGGCCGTCGAGGACTATCGCACACACTCCAAAAGAAAGGCAGTGCCGAAATCCGTGATCAAAGCGGCACAACATCTTGAAGACAATTTTTTCAACAAATAAAACCAACACAATGAAACCCGAACAAGAAACCGTCAAAATCAATCCTTGGGCCATGATGGGCCACATTGCGGAGCTCTACGCCGACAACGAGAACCCGGAGATCGCCCGGCAAATTTACATCGGCGTTACATCGGATTACCCCGGGGTCGACACGCCCGAGAAATTCGATCAATGGGATGCATGGCGGGTTTACCGACTCACCGTATGGGAGCACAAGGGCGTCCTGGCCGGGCATTACACAAACATCTCATGGCAAGACGCCTCGAAAGCCGAATGGGAGCAAAAAACCCGGGATCTCGAGTAAGGTCAGTTTCGGGAGTTTCGGCAAAGGCCAGTCATTCGGAAATTCCGAATCAATAGCGCGACTTGCACACGATACGCGGGCGAGGAAAAAAACGGGCGACATGTGACGGGCCCGGATCCGGGCGGGACGTTTCCGCTTGCACTTGGAACGTCGACGCGGCAATGTCGAGATATGGCAAAACTCAAGCTCACGACAGCGGTCATCGAGTCGATTTGTTCATCGATCCGGGGGGGCTCTTATATTCTGGCCGCGTGCGGTCGGGCCCGGGTTTCTCGACGATCCTTTTACGAGTGGAAAGAGCGAGGCGAGAAAGAGCGCGAAGAGGGGCGGAACACGATACACGTCAAATTTATCGACGCACTCGAGCACGCCGAAGCCGACAACGAGGTCATGCTCGTCGAGTCAGTATCATCAGACGTCGACTGGAGAGCGAAAATGGAGATCCTCAAGAGACGATACAAAGAGAGATGGGGTGACAGCTCAAAAACAGAGCTCTCGGGCCCGGGCGGGCAACCATTGCCAACGGCAGCAATTCCGCCGCTCACGATCATCTACAAAAACGAGGGACATGAGGTGCCCGAATTTATCGACCAGACGGACGAGACGCCAAAAACATGATTGCACAAGATCAAGGCGTCGAGCTCGTCTTGCAACCGAAGCAAAAGGCGGCAATCAATAGCCCGGCACGGGAGACTCTTTACGGAGGGGCCGCGGGAGGGGGCAAGAGTTGGCTATTGCGGGCCGCGGCGATTCTTTGGAGTTTACAGGTGCCGAAATTGCAAACGTATCTCTTTCGGCGTACTTGGCCAGAACTCGAATACAACCATTTGCAAGGATCCGGGAGTTTCCGGGACATGCTCGGGCCGATCATGAGCTCAGGGCACGCGAAGATCGTCGGGAAACAAGTCCGATTCAGCAACGGGAGCCGAATCAACCTTTGTCACTTAGCGAACGTCAACGACCTCACGAAATATCAAGGGGCCGAGATTCACGTATTGCTACTCGACGAGGCGACGCACTTCACAGAGGCCGAGTACAGATACCTCCGGGCCCGGATGCGTATCGGGACGCTCGAGGTGCCCGATCATGTCGAGACACAATTCCCGAGATCGATCCTCGGGACAAACCCCGGGGGCGTCGGGCATCATTGGTGCAAAGCGGGATTTGTCGATCAAGGGGATTTCATCGTCAAGAGAGCGGGCAAAGCCGAGGGCGGAATGACTCGAGTTTTCGTCCCGGCAAGGCTCGAGGACAATTTCGCAATGATGAAAAACGACCCCGACTATGAAGAGCGACTCGAGGGGCTCGGAGATCGTGAGTTGATCAGAGCCCTGAGAGATGGCGACTGGGAAGTCATAGCCGGGGCAATGTATGGGGGAGTATGGAGAAAGGAAAAACACGTTTGTCGACCTTTCGACATTCCGATCGACTGGGAAGTATGGGTCGGAGCCGACGACGGATATGCAGCTCCGGCGGCAATGTATTGGATCACACAAAACCCAACGACAAAGACGTATTATGTGATCGCCGAACTATACGCCGAGGGCATGCTCCCGAGAGAATACGCCGAGCGGGCTCTCGCGATCAACGACAGGCTCGGGCGTTGCGATCACGAAGGGGAGCCCGTCAGACACGAGGCACCGATCGTCGGGAGTATGGACTCGGGAGCATTCGCCAACATCGGCAGCGCGGACGCATCGGGCAAAGAGGCCATACCCCGGGGGAAGCAATTGCAAGCTCTTGGGCTCAGGATCAAGCCCGTCGAGAAATGGGCGGGATCAAGGGTGCACCGGGCCCAACTCTTGCACCTCTTACTCGCCCCGAACCAGCTCGACCCCGAAGGCGGGCCCGGCATTGTCTTTTTTGAGAATTGCGTCAACGCCGTCAGAACGATCCCGGCCCTTGGGAGATCGACATCAAACCCCGAGGACGTCGACACAACTCACGAGGATCACGCATACGACGCGATCACATACGCGTTGCAAAGACGGCGGACAAAGAGCGGGAAACGCAAAATCGGGGGGCTTTAAGAGAGCGGCAAACCCTTGTATTTACAGGGAAAAGAAAGTTTTTTCACTTTTTTTCACATTAGGGCTTGCAAAAGGAACGGATCCGTCCCATTATGCATCTCCAATGAACGACACGACCAACACAACGACAAGCCCGATCGCCCAACTTATCAAGGGCAACCAGCAAATCGCAAGCGCGAAAACTTTCGCCTCGCATGCTGAGATTCTTGATTTCATTCAGACAGCCGTCACGGGCAATATGGAGGGGCAAGAATATATGCACGGCAGGGAGATCCTCGACGACGTGCTCGACGATTTGATCAGATACCGATCAAGCCTCGAGTCGATCGACGCATACGTCAAGGCGAACAAGCTCTAAGCAAAGCCCCATTTCCCCATTACCCTGACCCGTGAAAAGGTCGGGGCTTTTGGGTGTAATGAACAACGAAACCAACACAACAGCAATCGCCGCCCGCCAACTCGAAATCCTCATTCGCACTCAAACCCGCGAATGGTACGGCGACGAGGATCACATCGGCGAAGAGGGATACGGCAGATATAAATGCAAGGGATCGTCCGATTTCGTGACGAAAGTCAACGAGGCGGATCTCATGTATTTCGAAGACGCAATCAAAGCGGCATTCAACGCGGAGTACAACGTCAATGGGCTTTTCTTTCGATACGAGGCCCGGGAGATCGAGATATATCACAAGCCCGGTCACATTACCCTCAACGTCGAGATCGAGCGCGAAGGCTAATCAACAAGCCCCCTCCGGGGGGCGCAACTCACCAACAACATGAAAGCACAAACAAACAACGAAATAGACGCCCGGCAAGAGTGGATCAAAGAGACTGATCGATTCGAAAAAATGGAATGGATGGCGGAGACATGCTCGACGACATTTATGAGAATGCACCTCGTCAATGAAATGACGAGTTGGTTTGAAGAGGACGACTTTGACAAGTTTTTCGATCACATCTCAGCATGTTGGGAAATCGAAACGCCGCCCGAAACCCAAATCGAAAGAGAATAATGAGAGAGCTCAAACGCAAAATCAGAGTCGAAATTTTAAGGGCAAAAAAAGACCCGATATTCAAAGGCTCAATTTGGATCCTCACAATACACGCGGCAAGCGTCGCAATTTACGCAACAATCACAATCCTGACACAATGATCGAAAACAACCAACAACGCAAAGACGAGGCCGTACAGACGCTCGAGCGTCTCGACAGCATAAGATACAACAACGACCTTGCCGGGGCCCCTGAGCTCGCCGAGGACGTCATCAACGAGATCGCAGAGCAAGAGCGTCTCGAGGCAAAAGCATTTTGGGCCCGGATGCACGAGCAAGGGCACACGCTCGAGCTCGTCGAGGTGCCCAACTAATCAAATCAAGCCCCCCGGGAGGGGGGCACAACCAACAAAAACAAAATGGAAAACGCAAACGACAAAAACAACGCTCTCGAGTATTCCGAGGACGACGAGATGGAAACCGGCAAGGGGTGGTATTGGCAACAACAGCACGGAGAATGGTTTACGAGCCAACTTTTCGAGACGGCGGAAAAGGCGATCGAAGCCATGAACGAGGGAACCGTCAAATTCGGAGCGTGAAAATGGAGTATTTCAATTTTCGCCATATCATGAAGGCCGCGGGGATCCCGAAAAGCAAAGTTAACAACTGGTCGACGGGGCACGCTTTGCGAAACATTGCGCAGCAACTCGGGCACGACCCGACTCACATCCTCACGAAAAAAACGAACCCGAACCCGAGCGTCAAGGCCCCTCACATCATCGCTCATTATCCAATGGAGATTTTTTCGCAAGCCTTGGAACATGTCGCGCAAATATGGGCAAATAGCCCGAGCAACGACGCGACTCAAATGCAGCTATTCGACGAGAGGCTCGACAACATACCCAACGACGAACTGATCGACGAGGACAACGACAACGAAACAACGACATAATGCATACTCATATGAGAACAAAAGCAATAATCACCGCGGCCCTGATCGCGGCAACAACCCCGTCACTGATCGCCGACACGATCGTGACAGGGAGGCCCGACGCATTCGGCAGGACGACAAGCGTCATATACGCCGACAACGGCAGGGTCATAGCAAGGGCGATCACCAACAAGCCCGACGCTTTCGGACGCCGCAAAACGACGTATGTGAGCAACCGGGGCAAAGTCGTCGCAGAGTCTCAAACTGACAGGCCCGACTCATTCGGGCGCAGGATCACGAGGTTTCTCAAACTCCGCAAGGCCCGTAAATAGGGCACCGGGGGCTTTTTTCACATTTTTTCACATTAGGGCTTGCAAAAGGGACGTTTTCGTTGCATTATGTTTACACGATGAACAACACGACCAACACAACAGCCGCCAAGCACAGAGAAAAGTCAGTCTCAGAAAATGAGTTTGATCGCATAAGCCAGAAATTCCCGGGCGTGCAAGTCCGCAAGTTTCAAGCGTCAGGATTGAAAGAGACTTTCCTCGTGAAATGGCTCGACGGAGAAAAGGCACCTTACGACCTCGTCTATTTATTCCGGGCCAATTTCGGATAGTCAACACAGCCCCCTCCGGGGGGCACAACCAACACAAACCAACAACATGAAATTCACATATTCCGCCAATTATTCCACCGAGTCAGGCAAAGTATTCTCGATCTATTTCGACACCGTCGAAGAGGCTTTGCTCATGCTCAAGACATTCAAAAAGCATTTCGGCGGGCTTTGCCTTGTCAATTGTTCATGGACAATCGACGGAGAGAATTTTATCGCCTAAACAACAAGCCCCCTCCGGGGGGCACAACCAACGAGAACCAACAACATGAAAACAGACATACAACACGCCCTCGACACCGGGCTCATTTGCGAAAGCATGCTCACCCCCGAAGAGGTATTCGAAGCCAAGCTCGACGACGCCGACAAGGCCTATGCCGAGCAACATGATCTCAGCTTTGAAGACATGTTTTATTTCAAAGCCGAGATGCAAGCCGAAGCCGAGGCAGAGGCACTCAACAAGATACGAATCGCCGTCCGCGACGCCTATCCAATCGTCGACTAAACAACAAGCCCCCTCCGGGGGGCGCAATCAATCATCAAAATGGAACCAAAAAACTATCCCGAAATCATGGGATCATTACTCGGGCGAAGCATTTGCCTCGAGGTCGATCTCAAGCACTTACTCGACGAGATCATCAATATGGACACGTCGACAATTGAGAGCGCAACATACGAAAGATTAGAGCTCGCCAAGAGGGCGAGCAAGATCCTATCATATACGCAAGAAACGATCCTCAACGCCGAGGACAAACTCAAAATCACCTAATCAACAAGCCCCCTCCGGGGGGCACAACCAACGAAAACCAACAACATGAAAACAATATACAAATACAACATCAGCCCCGGACAAGGGGGGATCGCTCGAGTCAAAATGCCCAAAAACGCGGTCGTCATGCACTCCGACGCCAACGAGTCAGGGCTCTTTGTATGGGCCCTCGTCGACATCAAGGCAGAAACGGAGAATCGCTATTTCGGATTATTCCAGACAGGCCAGAAATTGCCCGACTCGATCGCCGATTGCATCTTGATCAAGACCTTTGTGACTCGATTGCTCACTAAGGCCCCGGTCGTGCCCGGCGACATGCCCGAGTTTAAGACATGCGTCGATCACTTATGGGAAGTCTCAGCAAAAACAGTCAAAGAGCTCCGCGAAATCCACAATCAAACCAACTAATCGAGATTATGTGGATATTTACAAGTGACGAGTTTCTGAGCGTCGTGAGGCACCGGGACAAACCCGACAGCCTCATGATCAGATACCGAAGCCGGGAGCAAGCCGAGGCATGCACGCTCCCGGGGGACGTATCGATTACACAACTTGCCGACTATATCGCCCGGAAGACGGTCAAAGAAACCGACTTTGTCGATTGGATAATAAACAAGACGGCGTCGTTGCAATACGACAACTACAAAAACAGCACCGCCGATACCCTCATGCACAAGGCCCCTCTCATGAGAGTATGGGATACAATGTATCAATGGCAAAACGAGAGCGAATACGGCGACGAGTTTCACGCGTCTCACCCCTCATCAGCATACTGGCACGATTACGCCGACGACAAGGAAACGGTTTTCTGTGAGAATTGTTGGGAGTTTCACGGCCCTGATCAGGCATGCAAACAAAGAGAGGGGGTCGAATGAAAGTCGACACACCTCAACTCGAGAACGTCACGACAGGCGATCTTGTCGCCGAGCTCAACAGCCGGGGACACAACCCGGAAGACGCCAAGGCCGAGCAAATCGTCAGCCTGATCGCCAGACGATACGGGATCGATCGGACGACATTACTCACCAAGCACAAAGAGGGCAAAAACGTCGCGGCATATCTGATCAGGAAATGCACGGAACTCACATGGGCCGAACTGAGCGACATGCTCGGATACTCCGATCACACCGGGGCCGTTTACGCATGTAAAAAGGGAGAGCAAACATACGAGGCCGAGGGCTTTTCGACAATCTGGGGAAACACAGAAACAAAACAATAATCATGAGCAACTACAACAAAATAATACTAATAGGCAATCTCACAAAAGACTGGGAAATCAAACAATTCGAGGGCGGCAATTGCGTTGCCAGCGGATCGATCGCAGTCAACGAGGCGAGGATCGACAAAGACGGCAACAAGATCGAGACAACCCTTTTCGTCGATCTCACGGCATGGGGCAAGCTCGCCGAAACCCTCAGCAAATACACGAAACGAGGATCCTCGATTTTAATCGACGGCAAACTCAAGCTCGAGGATTGGCTCGACAAAGAGACGGGCGCGAAGAGATCGAAACATTCCGTCACAGTGACAAACATGCAGTTTCTCGGAGCGGCACCGTCGAAAGACCCCGAGGCGAAGCCATACGAGGCCCCGGAGAGGCCCCAACAACAACGAGCGTCTCATTTACCTCCGAGCAACCCCGTCAGGCAGCAAGCCGCAAATCAGCAAGAAGACGAAATCCCATTTTAATATGAAAGACGCTAGCGAAGAAAAAGACGGATACAAAAAGATCGCGCAGGGGATCAACGACATCGTCGTGAAATGCCGAAAGCAATACGGCGACAAATGGCCGGGAATGAGGGCCCGGGCCCGGGAGCAATTGCAAATGCAAGTCACGAGCGATCTCAATGAGCGGAGCGTCGCACTAGCGACAGCAATGCAAGCAATGGACGAAAACAACGAAGACCTCGCCGTCGTGCTCGTCGCGGCCGCTTACGACCCCGAGAAATCATGAGCGAGAAAGCAGTCAAAGCAATTCAAGAGGGGATCTTTTACATCTACAAAGCGAAATGCACGAGCGTTTACGATGGCGACTCGATCACCCTCGACATCGATCTCGGATTTAATCACACCATGAGCGATCAGAAAATTCGCCTTTATGGGATCAACACGCCAGAGATCCGAGGCGACGAGAGAGAGGCCGGGCTCGTCTCGGCGGAGCGACTCAGAGGGCTCATACTCGGCAAAGAGATCATGCTCGTCAGTCACAAAGACAAGTCAGGCAAATACGGGAGATGGCTCGGGACGATTTACCTCGAGGGGCAAAATCTCAATCAATTACTCGTCGACGAAGGCCTCGCGGAATTGTATAGTTGAGCAAGACATGAGCAACCCGGCAAAAAACGACATCACAGGCGATCCGATCAAGACGAAGGCCCCGAACGAAACATATCGGAAAGGGTGGGATCGCATTTTCGAAAATAAGGGCCCGAAACAAACGGGGGAAACCAAACAACAACAAAAAAATGCAAAATGACCCGGGCCGAATAAAGAAAGAGGGCCAAATGCTCGACAAACTCCGACACTCGGATCAGGTCAACATGTCGAAAGTTTTACTCGCAGCCGCGAAGCTCAACGAGGCGAAAGTGAGCGACGAGCAAAAAGCAAAATTTATCGTATGGGACGGGGGATCTTTCAATGGGCCCTCATTCCTCGGGCCGACATGAAAAACGCAAATCGAGGGAATTGTTTTTGACGCAAGAGGGCATTGTGCGTAAAAGGACTGTGAAATGAGCATCGAATCAGTACATACGCAGTACGAAGAGGCGGTCGAAGGATGGAAAACCGTCATTGATTGCATATCGGGAGGGCGTACCATCAAAAAGCTCGGAGAGACATATCTCCCGAAGCTCGACGGACAAACCGAAACGGAATATCAAAAATTTAAGAATCGCGGGAATTTTTTCAATGGCACAGCGACAGCAAACCGGGCGCAAACCGGGCTCTTGACACGCAAGCCCCCGGAGGCCGAAACCGAACTCGACGATTCGATCATTGCGGACGTCGACTTGCAAGGCAACGACATCTCGGGATACGTCGTCGAGCTCGCCGAGGCAATCTCGAGCACGGGCCGGGCGTGCACTCTGATCGAATGGTCGGAAGAGGAACAAAGGCCTTATTTTGCTTTTTACAGGGAGGTCGACATCCTCGACTGGCACACAACCCGGAGCAAAGGCAAAAACGTCCTCGACTATCTCAAAGTGAGAGAGCGAGACGACGAGATGAAAGAGGACGACATCTCGACGGCGAACACAGAGCGAATCAGGATTTACAGGCTCAGAGATGGAATACTGACAGTCGACGTTTACAGCGACAGGAACAAAACGAGTCAAGTCACGGGATCCGGGGTGCAAACTTATCTCGGGAAGGGCGTCACGTCATCAATGGAAGCCGAAGAAAGCCTCGAGCCGAAGCGAGGGGGCAAGAATCTCGATTTCATTCCCGTAGTTTTTCACGGGGCAACGCATACCCGGCCAGACGTCGGAGAAATCCCGCTCGAGGATTTGGCACAAATCAACATCAGTCACTATGTTTCAAGCGTCGACCTCGAACATGCAAGGCATATTGCAGCATTACCGACACCGTACGCGACAGGGATCGACGACAGCAACGGGGGCTCATTCAAGCTCGGGACGGAATACGCGTGGATCAGCGAGAACGACAACGCGAAATTCGGGTTTCTCGAGTTTACGGGAAGCGGGCTCAGTGAGCTCACAAAGGCCCTCGAAGAGAAAGAGAAACAAATGGCCGCTCTTGGCGCGAGATTGCTCTTTGCGGAGTCGCGAGACGCCGAGGCATTCGAGACAGTCCAACTCAGGGCAAGCGCAGATACGGCAAGCCTCAGCCGAATGGCGGGGGCAATGAGCGCAAGCCTCAGCCGGGCAATGCAAATCGCGGCGTGGTGGACGGATAAAACCTCAGCCCAACGGCCCAGTGATTACGCCGAAAGCAATTTCCTCGTGATTGCTCAAGACTTTGTCTCGGCAGGGATGCAAGCCCAACACCTCACGGCCCTCGTCTCAGCCCTCCAAATGGGGGCGATCTCATACCCGACGTTTTTCTACAACCTCCAAAAAGGCGAGATTTACCCGGACGGGCTCACGCTCGACGAAGAAAAACGCGATCTCGAGCAAGAAAACCCTATGCCAACACCTCAGCCCGGGCCCGAGCTCGAGCCCGGGCCCGGGCCCGATCAAGCCGAGGAAACGCCAGAGCAAGCCGAAGAGCAAGCCGAAGGCGAAGAGTAAAAAATCGACGCTATGGCCTCAGCGAATGAATACCTCGAGGACTGGTCGAACACAAACGCGATCAACATTTTACGCGTCGAGGCCGGGATACGAAAGGACGTGGTCAAAGAGCTCGAGAAGCTCGAGCAAAACCTTGTCGGGCAAATAGCGAAAGCGAGCCCGAGCAAAAAGGGGAGTTTGCAAGCATTGCTCAAAGACACGAGCGCAACGATCAATGGCTCATACCAGACGATCAGCAAGAATCACGGGGCGGATCTCGACAAACTGGCAAAGACGCAAATCAAAGGCACGACAGCCGCACTCAATGGGGCGATAGGCGTCCCGATATTGCGGAGGCAAGTCACAGAGACGCAAGTCAACGCCGTCATGAAGCGGAGCAATGTCGAAGGGCACAGCTCGGGGGCGTGGTGGAAAGCTCAAGACAAAAGCCTCCGATTCAAATTCGAGGGCCAAATGAGGCAAGGATACCTCGCCGGGGAAGACGTGGGGGATCTCGCAAAGAGGATCCGGGGCACCAAGGCGAACAACTACAAAGACGGGATCATGAACGTCTCGAAGGCTCAAGCCGAGGCACTAGCGAGAAGCTCAGTACAAACCGTTAGCAACGAGGCCCGGCTCAAGACGATCGAAGAAAACGACGACATTGTCAAAGCCGTCAAATGGATGGCAACCCTCGACGCGAGAACGACGAAGACGTGCATGGCCCTCGACGGCAAGACTTGGAGCGTCCCGGAATACAAGCCGATCGATCACGACAAAGAATTTCCCGGGCCAACAGCTCATTGGGGGTGCCGATCAACGCAAGTCCCGGTCATGCCGAGTCTCGCGGATCTCATCGGGAAGCCGATAAAGGCAATGGACGACATGGAGTTTCAAGACGCCGTGCAAGCCAAGCTCGAGGCGATGGGAATGAGCGAAGAGCAAAGAGCCGCGGCCGTCGTCAACTCAAGAGCAAGCATGGACGGGCAAGTCCCAAAAACGAAGACTTACAATGAATGGCTCGGAACCAAATCGCCAGCATTTCAGAACCAAGTCCTCGGGCCGACTCGAGCGAAACTTTTCAGAGAGGGGCAACTCACGATCAGCGATCTCACCAATCAAAACAATCGGCCGCTCAGGCTCAATCAGCTCAACGCGGCAATCGACTCAGACGGGCCCGAGATAGCAGTCGAAACGGAAGGGATCCCGCAAACGCAAACCCCGGCGATCAAGCTCGTCGCGGATTTGCCACAAACAACCCTCGCGAGAAAGCTCGCACAGGGCGAGGGATACGAAACCGTCGACGCCGTTTATATTGACGGGCTCGGGCAACTCAAGCCTCCGACCCCGGGGGAATTTGCCGAATACAAGGGCGTGCTCAACCTGAGCATCGACACCGATCAAGTCACAGGGCAAAAGCTAAAACTCGACGACATCAACCTCTCGACAGACAAGGTCGTCAAAGAGGATCTCGAGAAGCTGGTCGAAAAGCCGATCACGAAAAAGATTTTCGTCGTCAGGCAAGAGGACGGGAGTCTCGTCGCAATCGACGGGCATGCAGAATGGGCCGCGGCAAAGCTCAGGGGAGACACGGAGATCGACGCGTTTGTGCTCGACGTGAAGCAATACAACGCCGAGCAAAAGATCGCCGACGAGGTCGACTTTGCAAAAGCGGGCGACAAAAGCTCGATCAAGCTCGTCGAAGCAATGGACGGGCTCAAAAAGACATTCCCGAATCTCGAGCCCGACACTCTACTCAAGCAAGCCGAGGGCGTGGTCATCGAGAAACAAGCGGCAGCAACAAAAGCGAGTTATCTCAGCAAAGCCAAAAAGGCAATCGCCGAGGGCAAAATCCCGACAGCCGCGCAGCAAAAAGCAATAAGCACACTTACCGGGCCCGAGATTACAGCTTTTAACGAGGACGTCGAAGCATACACAGCCAAGGCTCAAGAGAAACAACTCAATAAGACGTTTACAGACGACCTCAAGAGCAAGCTCGAGCAATTCAAGACGGGCACAGAAGAGCAACAATCAGTTTATGATTATTTAGGCGAGAAGATCGAGGCGGAGTTTCCGACCTCGACAAAGGATCTCGACGCGGCAATCAAAATGCTCAACTCCGAGGTCGACGACGTCGCAGCATTCGAGCTCGCGAAACTTGTCGTCGAAGGCGGATCCAAATACAGCCAAATCAACGAGAAGACATTCAAAGAAACAACAGGTTTCACAACAGGAACGAAAAATTTCGGCGATTTGGTCGACACACTGCCAGACGGGCAAGCTCACGCGATACTCGAGAAATTCAAAGCCGTAAAAGCAGAGAAAACAGCGGCGGCAACGGAAGCGACATATCTCAGCAAGGCGAAAAACGCAATCGCAGAGGGGAAGAAACCGACCCCGGCACAGCAAAAGGCGATCGACAATATCCCAACAAGCGAGCTCGACGACTTTTACAAAGACGTCGACGAGAAGAAAGCGGCAAAAAAGACAGAGGTTTTCAGTATGAAGATCGAAGGGCTCGAGGCCGCGATCGCCGATCAGGAGAAACAACCAGTCAAGCAAACGGAGACGACAGCCAAGCTCGACAAAGACGTCAAAAACCTCGACCTCTATTTCCCGCAAGCCGACAAGCTCGAGTTTGTCAAACAACTCAACGGATCAACAAAGCCTCAGCTCATGGTCGACCCGGAGACGGGCAAACAATGGGTCGTCAAGAGCGACAAGTTTGAGAATAACCTGACCAAGCAAGCCCTATACAGCGAGGCGACAGCCGACAAAATTTATCGAGAGATGGGGGCAAAGGTGCCGGGATCCAAGGCAATGGTCATCAATGGGGATACTTACAAGATCGCCGAGTATGTCGACAATAGCCTCGAGCTCGGAAAATGGCAGAGCAAAGTCAACACAGCCAGCGGAGACTCTCAGCTCGGGGCGAAAGTCAAAACCAAGCTCAGAGAGCACTTTGTCCTCGACTCATTACTCGGGAACCGGGACGTCGCCGGGCAATCAAACGACAACATTCTCGTCACTACCGACTCGGAACCCTTTCGGATCGACAACGGATCATCGTTGTCATTCAGAGCAAAAGGGGACAAAAAAGACTCGGACGCATGGGGCCCGGTCGTCGGAGAGCTCGAATCAATGAGGGGCCCATTGGCGGCGGGAGAAACCGCGGACATATTCAAGGGCATATCTCAGAATGAGATTCACAATCAAATACGGGACATCGTCAAAAACAAGGCGAAGATCCTCAATATTGCAAGCGAATCACAACAGTCGAAAGACGTCACGATCCTCGAGCAAAGGATCGACTATCTCGAGACATTACTCCCGGCGGCAAAGAAAGAGGTCAAAAAGAAAGTTTCACTAAGGGGAGACGGGCTCGATTATTTCCATAAAGATTTCGAGACAGCATCAGCGAAGCGATACGGCACAACCATCAAGGCAGGATTTGACACATTCGAGGATCAAGCCCTCTCTGTGTGGAAAGAGACAACCCCGACGGGGGAAAAGGTGGTCAAGATCCAAGGCAAATTGCTCAAAAAGTCATCTCAAGATTTGATGAAAAATCTCGAGAAAGCCGGGCTCGACTTATCAGGAACAACGGCCCCGGCGTCTCAAACAGCGGCCCCGGCAATAAGCCCGTACGAAGTCGACGGCCACTGGCTCGCGTTGAAAAAAGCGGCGGGAAACATCGGATACCATGCAAGCAACAAAAACGGGGCGTCGGTAACTTACAACCCCGAGACGATGAAAGGGCTCGACGACGTAAAGTCTCAAATCGAAACCTTTTTAAAACTTCAAAAGGACAATCTTTATGGGATGGCCGATCTCGAATCGAAGCAAGCAAAAGAGCTCATCGAATCGATCGAAGTCCTCGGGTATTACGACAAAATGGCGGACGATTTGCTCAAAGCAAAAAAAGCAGAAGCCCCGCCGTCGAAAATATGGAAACGATACGAGCCTAAAGTCATTGACGCCGCACCGGCAGTAGAAAAAACAAACGAGGTCGTCATCAATGGGGTCACAATAACAAGAAGTAGAGACACACAATTCAATTTCACAAAAAAAGTCGTCGGGGCCGACGGCAGATTGCAAGACACGACAGAGGTCAATGGAACTATTGACGGGAGGCAATTCGATCACAAGGTCGACAAAATGATCATTGCCAAGGCCGGGGGCGTAGAGGTGACAATTGTCCCGTATGAGGGCCGCACTCCGAAATCAAGCCCGGACACGACGCGGGGAATGAATGGCTTTGTCAGGGTCAAGATACAGGGCGACGACAGCACAGCGGCAACGATCGAGGGCATGAGAGCATTGCAAGCGATCGGGCTCAAAGTGGATCCGCCAACACAAGCACAGCGAGAGCTCTTGTATATTCACAAAACAGCCTATCTCAACGACGACATTTCCGATCCGGCATACAAAAAAGCAACAGGCGGGAAAGGCACGCCAGAAGCAAAGCTCGAAAAGGTCAAACAATGGGCCGAATCAAAATACAAAATCACGATACCTCGAGAGCCGAAGGACTATCATCGATATTACAACCCCGACGGGGAGCCCCCTCTCAATGGAGTCGGAGACGTAATTTACAGGCGAATGGACGTCGACCCGGACTATGCGAAAAAGAAAGAGGACGAGGTCGTCTTCTATCATAGATCAAAATATCTCAAAAAAACCGTCTCTGCATGGCTCGAAAACGGAGGGCATACGACATCAACAGAAGATCGACTCAGGACGGGGGCGGACATGACGGGCGGCGAGTCATCAGAGACGGACATGAGAAGAGGGGGATCGGCATTTCTTTATTCCAACTTGACAAGCCCGCAAACGGCGCAGCAATTAACGGGCGTAATATTCAAAGGCGACAACCTCACAAGGGTCGATCTCGCTAGTCACAATTACGACTCATACGGAGAATGGGAAGCATCGGCAACCGGGCTTCGCAGGAGATCCGTTGACAAGATAGCCGAGCAAAGAGGGATCGGAGTCAATAACAACTCGGGACTTTTCAAAAATGGCTTGCCAATGACGGAGGTACAGTATATTACTATGGGCTCACAGAATGCTCGTGCCGAATATCTCAAGGAATTGAAAGCGGCAGGTTTTAAAGAGTGGCCAGACGGGCGAAGGCTCGAGGACGTCGTGATTTCAACCATACAGCAACACGTCGGAACACAATGAAAACAAAAGCGAAAATACTTGAAGATCTCAACGAGAGCGGCGGAATGTTTTTCCGGGATCCAATGATGAAAGACAAAGAGGTATTCAGCTATTGCGGAACCATTGACGACGAAAACGGGGAGCCATACGTCTTTTATCACGTCGCCGAAAAGGGGCATTTTATAGGCAAGCTCGAAGACTTTATCCCGGGCGGGGACGGAAAGCTCGTGAAAATCTACAAAGACGACATACCAGAGTATCAACTCGTGCCCCCGGATCGCGTGATTCAAATGCCAAGAGGGGAACTTCTCGACAGGATCGACCAGAATCGAGAGTTTATGACAAGAGACGAGGCGATCGATCAACTGGGTATTCCGACTCCGGAAAACAATCCATGAAAAAAATAATACTGACAATACTGACAGGGGCCCTCGTTTCGAGTTGTACGCCCGCACAGATGGCGGCATGGCCCGTTGCGATAGGAATCAAGCAAGAGGGCGTCGAAGCGTCATACAGCGCAAAAGGGGGCCTCGTGATCACCGTCGATCAGAAAACTGGCAAATAGGCCAAAACACGAATAGACTTACCTCGCCACGTGGCGAGGTAGAAAACAGCCTCTTTCGTATCGGACACGACGCGGGAGGGGCTTTTTTAGTTGCGGGGAGGGGCGTCGGCGGATATGAAAAAGGAGAAATGCTGAAATACATCATAAACGACATAGACAGCGTCGACGAGGCGAGCCGATCGCTTTACGAAGACGACGGGACGGGCAAGTTTGTTTTACAAGTAGAGGGCGCAGTCCCGAAACAACAGGTCGACGACTTTCGGGCGAACAACCTCAAACTCAAAACAGCCCTCGAGAAATTCAACGGCCTCGACCCGGAGAAAGCCGCGGAGATTGCGGCCGCGTATCAGGGCGTGACGGACGGCACGTATGTTGAAAACGCCAAAAAGGCGGACGTCGACAAAATGCTCGAGTCGAGGACGGCGGAGATGCAAAAGAAATACGAGAGCGAATTGACTCTCGCAATCGAGACAGCCTCGACAATGAAAAACGAGTTGCAAACCGTCAAAGTCAATCAAGCACTCTTGACAGCGGGCGCGACGGCGGGATTGCGCAAGGGAGCCGAGGCGGATCTCCTGAGCCGGGGCCGGGAAGTATTCTCACTCGACGATCAAGGCAACCTCGTCGCAAGGGATGAAAAGGGCGAAGTCAGATACGGAGCCGCGGGCCAAGCATTCAGCCCGGGTGAGTTTATCAAAGAGCTCGCAAGCAAAGCCGAGCACTTATTCGACCCCAACGCGGGCGGAGGTGCGGGCGGGAGCGGAAGCTCAGACAGCTCAATGGGAGGCTCGAACCCATTCAAGAAAGAAACGCACAACATGACGGAGCAAGCAAAGCTCATCAAAACGGATCCGCAAAAAGCAAAGCGTATGGCAGCGCAAGCGGGCGTCACGATCTCGATCCCGGGAATGTAATTTGCACGAGTCACAGCTCAAAACAGAGCAAAAGGAACAACGCCGACACACGTCCGGGGGAAAAACACCCTCGGGCGTGTTTTGTTTTTGACGATTCACGGCCCGGCATGCTTAAACAATAGCGAAGACCAAAATCGAAAAGCCCCGGGGGGGTGGATCGACGTTTCGGGGAAACGGATGCACGGTCGACAAAACACAAAACACAACATCAAAACATTATGGCAAAAACACAAGTTGCAGACATCATCGTCCCCGAACTTTTTGAGGGATACGTTGTCGAGCGTACAGCGGAAAAGAGCCGACTCTTTCAGAGCGGGCTCATCTCGATCGAGCCGACTCTCGTCAGCAAAATCACCGAAGGCGGACAAACGGTAAACATTCCATTTTTCCAAGACCTCGCAGGAGTCGACCAAGTCCTCAGCGACGGAAGCTCACTCACTCCGAAGAAAATCGTTGCCACAAGCGACGTCGGGATCGTGCATTTGCGCGGCGACGCCTTCTCTGTGAACGACCTCAGCCGCAAGCTCTCGGGCGCGGATCCGCTCAACACGATCATCGATCTTTTTGCAGACTATTGGATGCGTAAGCATCAAGACTTGCTACTCTCAACGCTCACGGGCGTATTTGGAGAAGCAACAATGGCAGCAAACTCAACCCTCGACATCTACCATACATCAGGCGGAGTCGGAACGGCAGGAGTCGACAACGTGATCAACGGCGACGTAATCCTCGACGCAAAGCAAAAGCTCGGCGACAACAAGGGATCACTCACCGCGATTGCAATGCACTCAGCCGTCGAAACCAAGCTCGCACAAGACGACTTGATCGATTACATCAAGCCCTCCGAAGGGATGGCCGAGATCAAAGTCTTTCAAGGAATGGAAGTCATCGTCGACGACAAAATCACCATCGAGACAATCGACGGAGATCCCGTCTACTCGACTTACTTGTTCGGACGAGGTGCCTTTGCATACGCTCCCGGCGACGGCAGCGAAGCCGCCGAAGGCGGAGAGGGCACATGGGCCGTTGAAATGGATCGCGACGCACTCGCAGGAGATAGTCACATCATCAACCGCAAACGATTCATCTTACACCCTCGCGGCGTAAAATGGCTCGGAGCGGCAATGGCCGGGCTCGCCCCAACAAACGCCGAGGTTGAAGATCTCACAAACTACTCACAGGTTTACGAGACAAAGAACGTGCGTATCGTACGCGTCCGTCACAACTAAGCCGCCCCCGGCAAAGAATATTCGGGGGGGGGACTACGGGACAACCGAAGTCCCCCCCTCTTTTTTTTAAGACTTAAACAAACAATAAATCATGGAAGAGCGACAACTCAGGAAAACGATCATTCACAACCCGAACGTGCCCGTACGCCGCAAGCGCAAACCGCTTAAAGTTTCGAAAGACATGCAGAGGGCTCAATCTGAAATCAAGATGCAAGCACGGCAACGCCGGGCCGCACTCGACGCGGAAAACAAGCGGATCCAAGCGGGCGGAAAGCCAAAATCGGCCGATAAAGCCCCCGAGGCAAGCACAGCCGCAAGCAATCAAGACAGCGTGCCCGTAGAATCGACTCAGAAAGCCCCAGAGGCGTCGACAGCATACATCGGCACCAAAGATGGCAAGTCATACGCTCAAGAGCGTCACGCCGAAACCTTAGCGAAAAAGCTCAAACTGAGCAAAGACGCAATCAAAGAAACCGACGACGGATATGTCCTCGAGATCCCGGCCGACGAAATCCCAGAGGGGCACGAAGCCGTCGAAGGGGTCAAACTCAAAAAATAGAAAACCAAAGAAATGACATTCGACATCACAACAGACGGAACGACGACATTTTCACTCAGCCCGCTCAGTCACTACGTCGCCGTAGTCGAGGGAGTATTTGGCGGGGCGACTGTGATCGTAAAATCGGCGGGCGGCGTGCTTTACCTCCCGTGGAGAGAGGGCGACGCAACAATCGCACTCCCGGACGCCTCAGAGTTTCGCGCAGTCAGCGCGGGAGGGGAAATTGTCGTCGCCTCAGCAAGCGGCACAACAGCTCTCAAAGTTTCAATCTCAAAAGTGAGCCCGACTTGCTAACAGAGCCATGCCTCAACCAATCACAAAGCCGATCACTCGCCCGACAACCGGGACGATCAGCACGACAAAAATCAAGCCTTAAACAAAAAAGACAATGCCCGACTATACCGTCAAAGCAGACATCAATACACTCCTACGGGCCGACGATTTCCCGGACGCCCGGACAAAGCTCGGCCTTGGATCCGCGGCAACCTCAAATCAAGAGGATTTCGCGACAGGCGCGGAGGGCGATCTCGCGGGGACGGCATTACAGCCCGCCGCGATAGGAGTCACAGTCGGGGCCCATGTCGACGCCGCATCAAACGCGGAGGCGATCGCGGGCACAGAGGCGGGGCTCAGGACATTCTCACCTCTGAGGATTGCGGAAGCAATCACGGCCCTCGGGTCGGGGGGAATAACCGTCGGAGATACGACAGAGATCAACCTCACTCTCGCAGCCGGGGAAATTACAGCCGACATCAACGCGGCATCAATCGCAATCGGAAAACTCGACGGATCAATCAATACAAGTCTCGGCAAAGCCGACACAGCATTGCAAGCCGCCGCAATTGGAGTCACGGTCGGAGCTCACCTCGACGCCGCCTCAAATGCCGAAGCAATAGCAGGAACGGAGGCTGGGCTCAGGACATTCTCACCTCTGAGGATTGCGGAAGCGATCACGGCCCTCGGGTCGGGGGCGATCACCGTCGGAGATACGACGGAGATCAACCTCACCCTCGCAGCCGGGGAGATTACAGCCGACATCAACGCGGCCTCAATCGCGATCGGAAAGCTCGACGGATCAATCAATACGAGTCTCGGCAAAGCCGACACAGCATTGCAAGCCGCCGCAATTGGAGTCACGGTTCAAGGATTTGACACGATTCTCGAGAATACGACAGCAAGCTATACAACCGAAGAGCAAACCAAGCTCGCCGGGATATGGGGAGGCGAAAACAAGGTCGACGCGACAACGGCCCCGACAGCAAACAGCGACTCAGCAAATACCGACACAAACGGAACATTTTCAGTCGGGAGCGTATGGGTCGACACGACGGCAAACGAGGCGTATCGTTGCGTCGACTCGACTCCGACAGCGGCCGTATGGGTCAACACAACCCTCGGGACGGACGACCTCGCACAAATTGCAACGAGCGGATCCGCAAGCGATCTCACAACCGGGACGCTCTCGATCGCCAGAATCGCGGCGGGATCGATCACGGAAAACGAGCTCAATGCAACGACAAACAGCTCTCTCGATCTTGCAGACACGGCCAGTCAGCCGGGTCACATGCACACGCAAGTCGATATATCAGATTTGTCCTCAGCTTCGACAGGCGTGCTCACAGGCGGGATATTGAGACTCGGAGCAACATCGACCCGATTCTCGATCGACGACGGCACAGGGATCATCGTCGACGAATTTGGGGCGGTCACGGAGGTAGCATGGTCGGGATTACTCAACAGAGAACCGACAAACCTCAACGCCCAACAAATTACCTTTTTGAGCATCAATGCCGCCGGGCAAATTCTCGAGCAATCCGGGCCATGGACACCGCAACAACGGAGGGAGCAAATTTGCATCGGCGTCGCCGTGCATGTCGATTTCACAAATGTCGTCGCGGTAAACAATGAGCAATCGATTGCATTCAATCCCATGAGCTCGACGTATGACATCGGCGGGGCCCTTGGTTTCCTTAACCTCGACGGGAACGTGTTCTCGCCCGACGCTCAGACGGCGACAATGGCGATCGCAAAATCGGAGGGGGAAATTTTCAAAATGGGGGCAAATTACAACGTCAACACAAAGTCCCCTCACAACAAAACCCTCCCCTTACTCGATCCCGTGATTTTTGGGTATAGATACTCGGCGGGAAATACGGACGCGAATCAAACTGTCATTGACCCGAACAACCTCGACGACGGGGCAAACGGATTGACGCCGATTTCCGGGAATGCAAATGCGAATATCTGGTCAATACAAAGAATTTACAGCTTCATCTCAAACAATGTATTCATACAAAGGGGAGTCGAAGAGTTTGGGAGTCAAGCCGACGCGATCGCCGGAGTTGGCTCCGAGAATTACATGGTCGAATCCTCGATCGAGGCAAACGGATTATTTCGTGGATATCTCATTGTCAAAAAGGCGAAACCGACTTGAACTCAGCCGATACGACATTCATTGCAGCGTCGAAATTCGGGGCAAGCGGCGGCGGCGCAAGCGGGGCAAGCCCTCACACCCCCGAAGGGACGGCCGTCCAATCAACCGGCGAAACCGAGGGACTCAAATTCTTGAGAGAAGACGGAGACGGAACAAGCTCGTGGCAAAAGGTCATAG